GTAGATCATTTGTTTGATTTGCCTTTCTTGAAGGTTCATTGTTTCCTTATCGCCTGAACCGGAACGCATCGCAACATGAAGCGCATCCAGTTTAGAAATAAGGTTATTGTATTGAACATTCACATTATCAGATTTGACGCCAAGAAACGGGGTTAACCGGTTCGCGCCGAATCCATCCAATGAAGAATATTCGAACAAACGTATTTCGGGAACCGCCCACATGAAGCCGGCGGCAATTGCTTCTTCGGGGTTAATCAGCTTCTTCAAAAGATCATCCCAGGCTTCCGAATCAGGCTCCATATACGTCAGGGTAACGTAATTGAACCCGATCGAATGTTGATCAATCAGCCCTTCATTATACTTGATAAGGGTTTCTTCGCCGTCAGTCGTTTCGGACATCCACGAATTAGCGTGTAAAACTTCCATTCCGTTGATGGTTGTTTCTTCCAATAGATCAGAACGGCCAACGCCTTTATGTAAGTTGTGGTTCGAAAGATGCTTGATCTTGCCAGGCATGGGGGATTTTGGCCCGCGTTCCTGAATAGATTTTGAGCAACAACCGGATAAAAGAACATCGCCATACGAATCATAATAGTAATACGTATTAGCAACCAAATCAACGGTTCGCTGACTTGAATCAACTTGGGCTTTGTGGCCGCTTGCGTGGTCCGACTTGACCGCATACGGCATATCTAAAAACTGCTTTCGGGTTAATCGTATCATGATAGAAACTTTTTAAATTCTTCGCTTGCTTCGGCCTGCTCAATCAAGCCAGATTCAACGGCCTTCGCCAAACCGGTCGCGGCCCAATTGACGGATTTACTTGCACGCTCTTTATCCATTTGCAGAACGGCTATATGTGAAAAATCGGATTTGAATTTGAAGTCGACACCCATCCAATTTGAAATTCCTTGTAGCCATTCGTCAGCTTCCGGAATTATGGCTTCCTGGTAAAGTTGAACTAATGCTTTTTGCTTGTTTTCGTACTTAGTATCAGGAAGAAGGCATTCAGGCGGGAACGAATAGGCGTTGGCGATCGCCTTGAAATCTTCTTCAACTTCTTCGAATAGCTTCAGCGAACCAACATCAACGGCCATCGATTGCCATTTCAGCGCGGCGTTCGTCATTAGGATTTGCCATTTGTGTTTTGATAGTCCGTATTTCTCTTTGAAATCGGCTTGCATCTGCTTCTTTTCATCTGGATCAAAGTCAACGGTTCCCTGGCTGTCTGTTGTTTCGTTCGAAAGGATTCCAAGCGCTGAATTGTAAATCAAGATGCCGCGCGCTTCGTATGCGTTTTTGATATTCTCACATGCTTGCGTTAATGGGCGAATTTTGGAATCGCCAAGCAAGATTTTGTTATCATCGAACTGAACCTGGTTATCATTGTAATGAATGATTTCATCGGGTTCATAAGATATCGTTTGCCCTTTGTACCAAAATTTATATTTCTTGATCAACTCTTCAACTTCCGTCATGTTGAACGGAATGGCATTCCCGTTTTTGATGGCATCCGTTGGCACAACTTCTGCATTCATTGGCGGCATATTCCAGATAACCTGAGTTGATGCCTTATCCTTTCCAAATATCGGATGTTGGAAGCCATTACCAAAAATTGCCCGTAAAATATAGTATTGCTGGGCAAGTTCTTTGAAGTTCTGAAGCGGGTTTGGTTTGGCGAACATTCCCAATTGCGGAACATCGCGTTCTTTTCCGCTTGAATCTTCCGCCGCGACAAACATTCCGGCAAATATACGGGCCTTATAATTAATGATGGCCTGTAATTCAGGAACGGAAAGATATAATTCAAGAAACTTTTTTTGATTTGCGGTCAGGCCATCGGAAAGATACGATTGCATCCATTCCAGGGGAATGAATGTTGGCGTAATTACAACTTCCTGGCTTTTCTTTGCCTTCCGGCCGAAAGGAAACAATGCCATTTGCACATATTTTTCTGCAATTTAAGCATTGTGATTCGTTTTGTCAACTGTTTTTATTTATTATAAATAAAGATTAACCCTTTATCAGCTTATCGCGGCGTACCATAAATGACATTCCGGCCAATGAATCCGGCGCATCATCATGTTTTGAACCTGTTTTCAATAGCTTGCAAACCTGGATCATGAACCGATCATATTCATTCGATGGCGAATTCTTTGGAAAGCGGAAGTTCTGCAATATGAATCCGGCTTCGGCTAGGATGCGCAATATCTTGTTTTTGGTCTGCTTCACGCCGCGAACCGGCGCCGATGTTTCTTTTCTGACGTTCCGAATGTAGTATGCGCCGAAAGAATTGGCTTCAATCCATACGCGTGAAAATTGGTATTCTTCAAGCAGGGCCAAAATAATCGGCTCGTTTTCTGTCAGATTGAAGCGGTTGAATGTGGCATCGATGATATAAACAAGATTGTTATGAATCATCGCATAAGGTCCGGAATAGTAATCTTCACCTTCATCGGCCGTATCACCAAAGTAAACGTAAATCGGAACTTCATTTTCTGCCAGGCGCGGCAACTTGTCATAATACTGAATTCGATCTTTCGGGAAAACAACGCCTTCAAGCTGAACCGGTTCTTGCATGTATTCGGAATTCCAAATGAATGGATCAGTTCGGTTTTTTAATGCAATGTATTCTTCAGTCGTTTTGACATCTTCGCAAAAGGATTTGCCATCGACCAGGGCCGGAACGATAACGATTTCATCATAATGGCCATCCTCAATGTTTTTTCCTATAACGTCATCATCGGACCAACGTGTACCAATATCAATTTGCGGGCAACCCTGTTCAATCCTTGAAAGATGCGCCGACTCATACCAACGATGCGTTTTGTCATTTATGGTTTCGCTCATTGCATCTTCGTGACCGCGATACAAATCGTCGGTTATTGCGGCTTCCGATGCTCCGAATCCAATAATGGTTCCGCCAACGCCGTTTCCAAAATATGTTACCTGTTTGGCTTGCGTTACATTCCATCCGCCAACGCCTTGTTTGTCGGCCGAAAGGCGAACATTCGGAAAGACCATATTGAAACGCGGGTCACGTATAAAGCCACGAACATCGTATGAAAATTTATTGTAAAGCGTGGCCGTTGTGCTGTTGCGCATAACTGAGCCGGAAGGATTGCGGCCGATCAGCCACACGCAAAACAAAGATGTAATGTATGATTTACCGGCGCGCGGCGGCATCGATACGGCCAATGATTTGATTTCGCCATCGGCGATACGCTGAAACTGAACGGCTATTTTGTAAAGGAATGGCCGGCGCTCAAAAAAGTTTCGGTCCCAGTAGATGCAGAAGGCCCAAAAATTACGCCTGGCAGCCGCTTGTAATATGGGTTCCGGAATGTCATTCATTAAATATGAATTTCTTTTCCGTTTATCCTGATAATGATATCAACTATAATTGTTGTTTTCTGATTCGGAACGTTGGAAACATTCGTTCCAGGAAGATTGATAGTAACCGATTCCGGATTTTCGCAACCTTCGGGCTTTATAATTATTTCGCTTTTACCCCGGCTTTGATTTTCCGTCTTAGCATCAAGATTGTGTTTATTGGAATACGTTTTGATCGTTTCGCCTGAATTGCTCCAATCCCTGACGCGCTCCCAGGCTTCGCGTGAAACCTTTTTCCATTGTTCAGGCTTTTTTGATAGAATCATCGAAACGTAATACTTCGATTTCAAGCCGAATAAATCAGTAACTTCCTGATGCTTTAAGCCTTTAGAATCGATGGCTTGCCTTAATTTATCGGCAATTGTTTCTTTGCAAACGTCATTCATTATTTTCGGGTTTTAATTGTTCCATGATTGTATTAAACTGTTCATCTGATAGGGCAACCTGATTAACTGGCTGATCCGTTGCGATGCTAAGAGATTGCGCCGGCTTGCCCTCAAGATGTTCGATAACCAACTGAATGGCCTTCAGCGAATCATTTCCTTTATTGGAAAGCGCCCATTGCATCAGCTTCATCGCAACCATATCTTTCTTTGGCATTACGATTTCAACCGATCCATCATCATTGATTTTTCGAACGTGCTTTTTCTGGATTACTAACGATCCATCCATCAGCAAGATTTTCTTCAGTTGATTCCTGATCGATGGCGGCCG